GGCATTCCAAGGCTACCACCCGGCCCCATAGCTCCGGGAATATTGCCAGCCTCTTCGCCCATTCCGCTAACCGTGCCCGGCAATGGTTCCATAGTAGGTTCTATAATGTCCTGATCAGGTTTCAGTGCGCGTAAGGCACCCAAGCTTAAACCTTGAACAATTTCTAACTCGCGCGCAATAATAGTTTGTTTAATGAGGTCTTCTTTTATCAGCCGTCTCTCTTGGTCCATATTTAGTCCGAGACTCTTATATAGTGTAGTTTGTGATACTCTGTTTTGAGAAGCAAGATCCTTCAGCGTATTAATATAGCTGTCCATATCATAAAGTATCATTCTGTTCCATTCTATTTCAGGAACAATTAATTTCTTTTCTCCGCCGGTATAATCATAAAACTCTTGGATTTCGCTAATTGGAGCAAAGATTTTTTTCGTGAGCCATTGCGCCATCATATCTCTAAACGATTCATAACGCTCTTTTAAAACTTCCAGCCCAAGTGATGCGCTATTGAAAGCCGCACCTTCTTGAGTTATGATTGCTTTTGGAACCATTAAACCGTAGAAAATATTGTTCATAATGAACTCCATATCTGCGGAAATATCTATTATGGCCCCACTCGCACCGATTCTTTCAATAGACACACTGCCGTGGGAAATAATCTTAAAATCTTTGTCATACTGGGCACTATTGCCCTGTATAGTAATTTTTCCATTGCGACGGGTAATAAACAAACCAGTAGGAACGGTAAAACACCATACTTTGCCGGTGTAGGGGACTTTTTGTATCATGCTTTGTTTCATTATTGCTGGAAATCGGCCAAGTTCGGATGTTGACCAATTTACAATATATTCTTCATTAGTTCCCTCTCCTCTGTTATGATGGTAAACATAAGGAACATTTCCAGTTTTATATACTATTTCGTAAACGTCGTCGGCTAATTGTCGTGATGATGTATAATAACTATACCCAAATCCGTTTTTTTGTTTTTCTACTGTTCCGTCGCCAAACACAAGGCTATTAAGTAACAATTGTAATTTTTCAGCAGGAAGATTTAAAACCCATCTTGGAACTTTTTTATTATTAAACCTGTAACCAATTTCATTTTTCAATTCATTAGCTAAATCTTTGCTGTATATTCTGCCGGTCCACATTTCACTTTGTCCAATCTTTCTTATATTCTCATAACATTTCTTATTTATACTGGCGGCGAATTTGTTTACAATGTCCTTCATATATTCTAAATGAACAGACTTTGTTGTTTGATACACATTAACCCTGTTGTCTATTGTATCTATATTCCCTTCCGATAAAACTAGACCAAGATATTTCAAATATATATCAATATCAACGTTTTTATCTAATACTTTGACATCCTTTATGTCTTCGCCGGACCATTTTATTTCAGACCTAAACCTAAACTTTCTTGGACTAACAAAAACATTATCTGCTGTTTCAAAACTCCACTCGTTTTTCCATCCTTTTTTGCGACATTTTGTATTAAAAGAATCAACAAACATCCTGTGATTTGGAGTAACTAACACGTCAATTTTTTTCCCATTAAAATGATACATATCCCCAGAATAATTAGAAAGGTGCGCGGCGGAAGGAATATGATATTCTATATTTTCATTTTCTGGATTAAAACAAGCTATTTTTATTCCGTCTTTGCAAACCGCTCCTCCATTTTTTATCTCGATAACATCATTGTATTTCTTGAATCCTTGATCTGTCATTACTTCTGTGTCTTCAGAATAGCATTCCATGGTCTGACGCCATTGTTCCAGATCATCGCTAGTAGGGTGAAATTCGCCTTCTTGCGCTCCACCAATTTTTACCAGAGTAATTGGGTTAACTAAATTGTCTGCTTGGGCGAATTTCGATTCTCTTAACTTATCATATAGCATCAAATCTTTATATATGCTCACGATAATAGAAGTTCCGTGCGTGTCGTAAGGCGAAGATAGCAGTTTCAGGTGGCTGACGTGGAAATTATCCAAAGGAATATTGTTTCCTTTACGAATATGAAACAGCACCTCTTCACTAATTTGTTTTCGCAGCTGAATGTCGGCAGGATTATTACTTTGAACCAAACGTTGCAGAGCTGCATCTGGACGCATCGAAATTACGGGCTGGCCACTCACAACAGATGTTTTGACGTGTATATAATCAGGATTCTGTATGGTTATATTTTTCCACGTTCCCTTGGTTTCGTCCAATTCTGCATAGGGGAATGTCTCGCCCAATTTAAAAAACTCAAGTGCAACGTTTTGCAGTATTTGAACCAAGTCAATATCATCGATCATATCGTTGAAGAAGTTTTCGATTCGGCGATCTTTGCATTTTATATTTATTTTATTTATCGGGTATGTTGCGTGTAAATTAATGAGATTATGAACAAGAGGATGTGTGTCATAAAAATTACGATTCCAAGCATTCATCGTAATTCTATCACGAGGAAGCTGTAGATTAGCGATTTGAAACAAGGGAGAATAGATTTCGGGAGCCTGACGAACGGAACCACCGACCGACGGATTTAACCTAGCAGACGAAGGCACACTCATTCCGGCTGTTTTGAGAAATTGATTTTTAATTTCCTGACTTCGTTTGAACGAATTACTATTTACTAACAACGGGCCAGCAGTTTTGTTTGTTCCCGGCCTAATTTCGGTGGCCCTAATTAACTGTTCTTTCCTAATATCGGAGATTTCACTAGGAATTGACGCAGAACCGTCGGTGGTCCTGTTTATCAAGATATGCTCAGAATTGCTTACCCCTTCCTGTAAAACATTGGCTGGCCTGGCGCCAGTTTTGCCTGATTTGGTAGTGGCTTGTTTATTTATCGTGCCAGTGCTCCAAATCCCACGACGTAATGAATCTGACATATTTAATTCTCCTTAATAATTTCTTCTAGAAATCTATTGTATTTTCTGTCTAAATAAATAGCTGAGAAAGCATCCTGATATAAAAAATCTTTAATTTGTGATACTGCTTTGTATCCCATATATTGAATCTCGCCGATACTATCATATTGCTTTGGTCGTTTATCAAATAAAACGCAATTAGTTTTTAAAATATCATTATATGTGGTTAAAAAATCAACTGTTCCGCGCAGACCAAAACGAGGATATCCTTTGGACTGATTTATACTACCGTCTCCATCAAAATAGCCGCGCATAAAATGAGAAATATTTGTATTATCTATTAGATTTTTCGGAAATGTCATAGCCAATGATTTTCTTTCATGTAGGCCGAAGATTGATTCTAAGTCATCGAACATTTTTGATGAATAAATGCCAATGGCTGCTCCACCATATTTTCCTCTATATGTGACATAAGTAATTTTTCCATCGAAGTTTATTGCTAGTTTAAACTTATATAAATGACCAATATCTTTGATTGATAATCCTATTTGTATTTTTTTATTTTTCTCGTGTTTCAAATATAAACAACCATCGGCTGCTATAAAACCAGCCCAATAAAATGCCTCGGGTGTATCTCTGGAAAAGAAATTATCATCACAAGTATATTTTCTCATTCTATCCTCTTTTCAAATAAAGCTTTCACCTATAAATAAAATTATTGATAGATTTTAACAATAACTTTAACAACATAACTGTTTGATTTTATTACATATTTGGTAAGTACGCCAAAACCGGTCCGCTGATTTTTCCAATTTTGTGCGCCTGAATTGAAAAACCTTGGGTAATAAAGAACCGATGTGCCAAATAGCAGTATAGCAATGATAATAATCCATCATTGGGTGTGGATCCTTTAACATATCTCGTAAAAACTCTTCCCTGCAAAGTCTTTGTTTCTTTTTCCATACTGGTGCAATGTTCTATTAACCATAATATTTCTTCATAACTTTTCCAAGGAAACAGCACTTTTCCTTTTTTCATTGCGCCGAATAGCTCTTCCAACATAGTATTCGAGTTCACAATTAGTCGTAATTCTTCTGGATCATATTTTACGGGATTTATTAAACTTCCGCTGTTCAGACATCCAATAACTCTTCCTCCGTATTCCTTTTGCAACTCAGGAACTATGTCGGAACCAAACCCCAAGTCAGCGACAGCTATCCTTATATTATATCGTCTAAACATTTCGTTCACAACTGCTTTTTTGTGTTCGAAATCATTGCTTTTTAATTTGAATGCATTTTCTATTTGCAACACCCCGTCTTTATCCGCAGACACTATCACCATAGAAGAAAATGATTTTCCTCCGCTAATAGACGGATCATCTGCTTTTCCTCCCCAGTCTATACCCATAAACATTGGTGCTTGATACGGAGCCAGTACCTTTGGATTTAAGCTTTGGTGCATACTCGCTGAACCGAAAGAAATTGCTCGTTCAGTATTTTTACAATAATTGTGTATGTCTTCCAAAGTTAGCGGAAGATCTGACCCACTATAAAACTCTCCTAATATTTGTGTTTTCCAGGTTCTATCCGAGTTTGTAGGATGAACACCGGGTTTTTCACTCAGAACGTTTTCTTTGGTAAATGTCGGTATTAGTAATTGGTTAAAATGAAAACCTACATATTGTGGTTCTTTGCCATTTGAAAGAACGGTTTGAGTAGGAATCCATTTGCCGTTTTCTGTAGCCTCTAATTTATCTTGTTGGTGGCCGCAATGTCTACAAGCAACAACTTTTCCGTGAATCCATACTTGTTCCCAATCATCACTTTCCGGGGTATAAAGCTTGAAATATTCTTGACACTTGCTACATCTTAAATGGTATATTCTCTTATCGGAAGCTTCCCACAACTTATGAAAATTGGAGCCGCGTTGTTCTGGAGTCCCGAAATACAGCTGAATACCACGTCCAATTGGTCCATAGCGTGCGGCGGTCAGAGTTTTATTACTATTACCGATATCATCTTGGTTCATACGTTGAACCTCATCGTAGAATATCGCGTCAAAAGTGGTGCCGTGCAATCTTTGGGCATCATTCGCGTTTGATTCAACAATGATAAGATTCTCGTTCTTAAACGTTTTCTCGGTCTGCGTGTTTTCTGGGACGTCTCTGCGCTGTTTTCCGGTTTCTTCGTTTAAAGATAGTGCTTGCTTTGCGACATAGTTGTCTGTTGATTCTCGCATCATTGTGCTTAATTTTAATTTGGCATATCTTTGAACCAGCGCCAACGAAGGAAAGCAATGCAAAATACGAATTGATGGTCTATTGGGAGACGTTCCAAACAAACCGCTTGTACAAAAATATAATTCAAGTGCAGCAGCCATAGTTGTCGCACCGATTTGTCGCGCTTTTAGACAAACTATTGGTTTTCCGTTGGGGTTTATGGATTCCAGGGCAATATAGCGATATATGTCAGAGAAAAATCTCCAGCCCGTGCCATTTAATTTTAGAGGTTTGCCGTCGATATTTAAATACGACTCGCAAAAAGCAACGGGATCAAACTTCAACATCTCTTTTTTAAGATCGTCGAAAAATGATTCCGGCCCCAGATTTTTTGGTTTAGATTGTTTCATGATTGATTCTTATAAGGTTGGCTTATCTATTGCTGGTTCCGCCGTGATTGAAATAGTCGGCAACATCGTCGTGGTATTCTTCATTTGAGTCTGTGCCAACCAACCCAACGTCGGCAAAATCTTCGTCGCCTTGATTTTTGGTTTGTTTGAACTCTTCTTTTCTATCTTCTATATATTTCTTCAATTCTTCGTCGGTGAATCTAACAAGTTCATTTCCCATCTTCTCCCGCAAAAAATTGATTATAGAATATGTGCTTTTGTGGCCGCCGCTATTGCGAACAAAACTTTCAATAGCCTCTTTTAATTTGGGGTCATTTGTGATAACAGCCAGCATGCTTTTATATTCAGCGGCTTGTCGAACAGAAATAGGTCTAAAAGTAGCCATTTTAACCTCTTTTGGTGCCTTATCTGGACGTAGGCGCGACCAGCCCATATGTCTGAACTTTTTCGACTCCAACCGTTCCTGATAAGTAATCTCTACAACAACGCTTTTCCCGGCGTCTATATCTTTTTTAACTTTCTCTTCATCTTCTTTTCCCAGTCCAGATAATCGTCCTACTTCAAACAATTCACCATTTTTATATTGAAACGCCGGAAAAATTAGCTTTCCTTCGCCTTTTTCATATTTGTTTAAAATAACTTCGTCTGTGTGGGCTTTAACGCCTTTTTTATATTTCCATTGGTCCCCGTGTGGTTCATTTTGACCCATCGGAGCATATTTATATTTGGAGTTTTTATTCTTTATTACTATTCCTTCGTTTCCGCTGCGCAAAGCTTCTTTCATCGCCGCGTCTTTTTCCGCCCAAGAATAGTTTTTAACTACTTTTATGTTAGATAATCCTTTTATTGTCCTATTTAATATATTATAGCGTTCTATATAGCCTTTGTCAACTATTTCTTTACCATTTTCCCATAATATATCATATACATAAAATATTACTCGCCCTCCGTCTTTTATCTTTTCGTGTGCTTTTTCTGGAGAGCTACTAACAACTGTTTGTATATCGGAAATAGACGACTGGCCATCCTTATTTTCCCACACCAATTCGCCCATAATATATGACTCGTCTTCCATCGTTTTGTTTAATTGGGCAATAATTTCAGGTATGTTTGCTGTGAAGTTCTCTCCACGGCGAGTATAGACTTCTGTTTTCCCGCCGCTTTTAATAGCTGATGTTTTAAATCCATCGAGTTTAACCTGAACAACCAAATCTTCCGGTTTATTGTCTTTTGATATATCATCCAAGTTTTCTATCTTTTTTAATTTCATTGGCGCAATAGGTTTAATAGACGAGGCTGCGTTTTTGGTTAATTCTTCGTCTTCAGCGTCCGATCCCACCAAATCAAGGCCCACTTGTTCTCTGTAGCTTTTTACCAATTTCTCAACAGCTTTGCCTTTAGTGTTTGTCATCATGTCCAACACATCTTGTATGCCAGCTGTTTTTTGGCCGGAAAAAGATAGCAAGAAATCTCGGAACCATTCCGATCCACGTTCGTCTCTCGCGAATTCCTCTGTTCGTGTAATTTTGAAGGGCATTTTTTAGAACCTTTTCAGCATAGCGTCTATTTCATCAGCATCTTTATGTAATCCGCGACCGTCTAAATAATTTGCCACAGAAACTAACTTTTCCAAAACATCTTTCTTCATTGCTTTCTTTGGATGTCTAACACCAACCATATCAAGTACCGATTTCGTTTTTGCAGATAACATGCTTAGGTTTACGGCATCCGCTATCTCTTTTCTGGCTTCAGTAATTGCTCTGATATATTCAATTAGTCCTTCTGCCATTTTTTTATCGCCTTTTGACATTGCTTCTTCTACAAGTGGAAATAATCTGCGCAACTTGTTTTCCAAGGGTGCAAGAAGTAAATCTTTTTCTGGCGTCGCTAACTCTTCAGAAGGCATTTCTTTTACCGGAGTATAGGGTACGGGCTTCTTTAATGCCTCGGGAGTTGTATAATATCGTGTCGGGTATTCATCTTCGTCTTTATCTTTAATTTTTATTTCTTTAACCGGCGGCAATCCAGCACGCTCCATTTCTTTCTTGGGGTCGATGGGAAGTTTAGGCTGCAATGAAGGCATACCAAGCGCTTCCAAAACCGTTTGTGTTTCTTTAGACAATAACTCTACGCCGCTTTTGTC